ATCGCTAGATTAATTGATTTACGTTTATAAGAATCATTACTTTTTAATACATCATTTAAACAATCCCATTTTTTAATCAAATTTTCATTAAAATCATATTGATAAACAGCATATTTCGTCGCAAAATTTTCATGATACGCTTGCGAATTTTGTGCCTTTGTTAGCCATCTTAGGTTTGATCTGTGATTATTTAATGGATTATTATCAATATGATCAACACATGGTAAATTATCAGGATTAGGTATGAATGCTTTTGCTACCAAACGATGAACTAAAACTTCGATATTTCTACCAATATTTGTGTTACCTTTTGAACCACTAATATTCGATTTTGTAGCTAATTTTACGACATAATAACCTGATCGTATCCTTTGTGTTAGCACATAATTATCTTCAATTTTTTTAACTTTGCCATTTTCATAAACCTTATAAGCTGGATACTCTTTGATTTTTTTAAATTTGATTTTTTTAGGTTTAGTTTCTATCTTTTTTGTCTGGGTTTTTATTTCATTGGATTCAGGTTCCATTTCATTGAGATTTATTTCATTAGATTTCGTTTTGAATTTGATTCTTTTAGATTTTGTTTCCATTCTTTTAGATTTGGCAGTCGTTTTTTTGGTTTTGTTATCTATCTTTTTAGATTTAGATTCCATACTAATTCAATTATTATTAATGAATTCATATATCATTTTTTGATATTAATAAATTAATGATCATTTTTTTTGTGATTAATTAAAAATGATAAACAATAAAATAATGTTTAAATAAAAATCATTTTATTGATAAATAAAAAGTTATTCGATGATTTATATGGGAGGATAAAACTTACCTAACTTTATGTTTGGTCATAATTTCATCCTAATATTCAGATAGAAAAATGTACTTTATATTGGACATAGAAAAATATTTTTTTTTTCACTTTTTCCCGGAAGATTTATTATTCGTGAATTATATGCATATTTGAATAATATTGGAATTAGTACACATAAATGGTCTATAACTTGATCTAATAAGTTATATAATATTTTTTAAAACGCAGAAAAATTTATAAATTTTTTTTCTTTTTAATTAGTATATATAACAAGATGCCAGGAGGATTATTACAGTTGGTAGCTTATGGAGCGCAGGATGTTTACTTAACAGGTAACCCCCAAATTACCTTCTTTAAGATTGTCTATAGAAGACATACAAATTTTGCAGTAGAATCAATTGAACAATTTTTCAGTGGAACAACAAATTTCTCAAGAAGAACTCCATGTGAAATTTCAAGAAACGGAGATTTAATAACACAAATATTTTTGAAAGTTATTCTTCCAGAAGTTGTTTACACAGGAAGTTTCGATAATTTTGGACATGTTGAATTTGCATGGGTTAGACGTTTAGGACATGCAATTGTTGATGAATTAGAACTTGAAATTGGAGGTTCCCAAATTGATAAACAATACGGAGAATGGCTCAACATTTGGTATGAACTTTCTCATGAAGTCGGAAAAGAAACAGGTTATGCTAAAATGATTGGTGACGTTCCAGAATTAACTGAAGTTAGTACTTTGAGTTGGGATGTTCCAGATAACAACGTATTGAAACCAGCCTACACAATGTACGTTCCACTTCAATTCTACTTTAATAGAAACAACGGATTAGCTTTACCATTGATTGCTCTTCAATATCATCAAGTTAAAATCTACGCTAGATTTAGACCAGCCGAACAATGTTATATTGCAAGTGCCGCATACAAATCAGCTAATGAAGTTTTAGAATTAACTGATGCATCATTGTATGTTAACTACGTATTTTTGGATACTGAAGAAAGAAGACGATTTGCTCAAGTTTCCCATGAATATTTGATTGAACAACTTCAATATACCGGAGAAGAATCAATCAACAACAGTAACTCAGCAAAATACAAGTTGAACTTTAATCATCCATGTAAAGAATTAGTTTGGGTTACCAAATTGGGTAACTACTTGGGAGGTAGATTTATGATTTATGATCCATATGATTGGGAATTAGCACGTGAATCTGCAGCTAAATTATTATTGTTAGCACAATATGATTTGGATCAATTTGGATACTTTAATGATGTTACCACTGATTGTGGAGATGCCGCATACAATGGAGACAATGGAATTGAATATGTTGGAATTAACCCTGCATCACCAGCAGAAGAACCATTATACACATTCAATGACTCTGCAACTGCCGCAAAATATGCAACTGGATGTAACCTTATTGGAAGATTAGCACCAAATGTTCCACTTTTAAAGAGAAACAAGAATGTTGATTTGAAAGATAAAGTTGAAGGAGTTATTAGAATTTATACCGATTTTGATAACGATGATTTAACATACCCAGAAGTTGAAAGAATCACCCGTAATGATCTTACAATAACTGATTTATCAATTCCAGTAACAAAATTTGATGAAGATAACAGAAACAAATACATTGTTGATTTTGATGTTTATGTTTGGTTACACGATAACTATGGTTTGTTAATTGATGGATCAATTAATCCAGTTACTGAAGTTCAATTACAACTCAATGGTCAAGATCGTCAATCAAAACGATCCGGATTTTGGCACGATACTGTTGAACCATACATGTATCATTCCGATACTCCGCGCGATGGAGTTAACGTGTTCTCATTTGCATTGAATCCTGAAGAACATCAACCATCAGGAACATGCAATTTCTCACGTATAGATACCGCGCAATTGAACTTATGGTTTGCCGAATTTGCTAACAACAAATACGCTGATGTCTTCAATGATAGCGACAATAAAGTGCTTATATTTGCAACCAATTATAATGTCCTTAGAATTATGTCTGGAATGGGTGGACTTGCTTACAGCAACTAGCCAGAGCGTTTTTTATATTTGTACGTAATGGTAATATTAATTTTGATTAATAATAAAAATTAATATTTATTAGGTTTATAACGTTTTGGTCTCAATATTGGTCCATCATAGATGTCTTCTTCGGTAGATGTTTCACTTTCGTCATCAGATTCAAATGATTCTTCATAATTAGGTAACTTTTTTTCTTCGTATTTATGTGGTTCATTATATTTAAGTAATTCATTTTGTAATTTTTTTTCCTCATGTTTTTTTCTTATTTCCATGGATCTAATATTTCTTACTTCTTCTGTTTTCGTTGATAAAGTTTTTTCTTCCCTTTTAATTTTTTTTTCTTTCCTCATATTAGAAATTTCATCTTTTGTTGGTTTGTTAATATTTTTCTGGCGAAATGTACTGGGTTCCCATATATTTTCTAATTCATAAAATCGATCCTTATGTTTACGAGCTATTGTTGCACATTTCAATAACACATCAAATAGATCATGTTTATTTTTTAAATAATTACAATCTCCACAACATGGCATACAATTATCTAATACATATCCAATATTATTATCAATACGATCAATCCCATTCCTATGAGAATCACTATTTGTTTTACCACATAAATAACATGGTTTATTGATAATTTCATTAAAATCTTGTCTACTCAATTCATAATTTAAACCTCTGTCATCAGCCCTCATTTTATATTGACTATATGTACATGAATTATAATTATTAAACACTTTAGGATATAATTTACGAGTTATTTTTTGCTTAATATCAAAAACATCACCATTATAATTACTAAAAAATCCACTATATGTTGCAATATGTGCACACATTAATATAAATGTTTCTTCATTTAATGTATTTTTCATATAATTACACATTTTACAACATGGTACACAATTATCATATTCATATCCCACATCACTATTAATCCGGTCAATACCATTTAAATATTTAGGGTTTTTATGGTTACAATAATAACATTTATCAGATGCTAATTCAATGTATTCATCAAATGTTAATGATTGTAAAAAACCACCTTCTTGTGCTCTGCTATTTAATCTAGTATATAAACATTTTGGACTATTTTTAACGTTTTCTGCGATATTCTTAACTTTATCAGGATTTTTTTTTACCCAATCATTATGTACTGATGCGTTATGTTTTCTATAAGCATCTGGATTTTCAGTCAAATGTTTTTCTCTACATTTTGTATATCCAATATAAACTTTTTCAGGATTATCTTCTCTATATTCTTTCCTTTTTACTTTTATTTCAGGTCTATCTTCATATTCTTTATATCTTTTTCGTTCTGATTCTTTGTCACGTTCGGTACGATTATTTTCGTTTTTTTGTTGATTCGCAAAACAAACTTCACACTTTTCGGATATTTCACCACGTGATGTTTTCCCCAATTCTGACAAATCAATAATTTTTTTACATTCGATACACATTCTATTTGAACTTCCTTTCTTAATAAAATCTTTATTTATGTTCTTAGTAGCATTTCTATCATTTTTTTCATATGCACGCTCTGCTTCTAAACAATCCGGACATTTTTTGAACTTATATCCTTCATCTAATTGCGCTTTAACACCTTTAGGTTGACTTTTACAATGCCTACGTGAACTACAACGACGTATGTTCGTTTCCTTAATGTCTTTTATTAAGTGTTCATCATTATTATCATTTAAATGAATCATTCTAACTTCCCGTTCAATAAGTTCATTTAATTTATTGTCATTGTCATCACCATCATAATTAGTATTTTTACGACATTTATTCGTCGGTTTTTTATTTGTTGATCTATTTATTGATCCCCTACCACGGCATATATCACAAGTTTCATTTTTATGCTCAGGAATAAAAAAATTAAGGCAACCGGAACATCTCTTTTTATTTGGGTTATCAATAATACCAAACTGATTTTTATGATCACCACAAAATCCATTAAATTTTGGATTTGCATTATTTGTACAACATTCATCGTTTTGCATAATACCATTACATTGCACATATTTTTTTTGATTTCTAGCTCTTTTTTCTAATTTTTGTTTTTCTCGACAATCTGGACAAGTTTTTTTACCATCAGGAATAAAAAACGTCGGACATCTAGGACATTTTACTTTTTTATTTGAGTTATCCATTATATATAATACTGATTTCGATATGTAACTTTTAATATGAATATTAAAAATGTCAATTTTTTATAGTTATATTTTAATAAAATCATAAAAACGTAAATATTTAAATTTGATACTTTTTCTTATGAATACATAAAATTTGCTGATGAAATTAATAAAAAACTAATTCAACAAAATAGTGGATATTTCAAAATTTAAATAATAAGTAATTTATTAATCATTTTTCTATAAAAATAATTAATAAATATAATCTATTATTTTAAAACCAGATTATAAACACCATTTCGTCTTACCAATAATCCTCCAGACTTCAATATATATTTTCCATTTTCGGTAATTTCGTCTGATATACCTATATTTTTACAATTAGCAAATTTTAATATGCTCGCATCAGATATATATGTTCCCATTATATCAATTTTATTGCAATTAAATGGTTCTATAATATATTCGTCGGATATTGGATTATCACTTATATCAAGATTAACACAATTCACTAATTTTGACAAACAACTTCCTATAATACCTGTTTCTGCGATTCTCAATGAATGACAATTTCCTAATACAGATATTGCGTCATCAGATAATTCATTTTCTGATATATCTAATTCGCGACACTTAGTTAAATATTTTATACATTCATCCGTTATATAAGTTTTTGAGATATTTAGATGGTTAACATTTCCTAACTCTGAAACACTCTTATCTGTAATGTTTGTATCAGGTGCCCATAATGTATCACAATTTTTTAATTTTAGTATGCTTTTATCTGTTATGTGTGTAAAACCTAAATATATTTTTTTACATTTTGTTAACTTACATACACTTACATCGGTTATATTTGTGCCTGTTAAATTTAATTCGGTACAATTAATTAATTTACATACACTCTTGTTAGTTATCTTAGTATGCGCAAGATTAAGTTTTTTACAATTAACCAAAGATAATATACCAACATCTGATATTTTTTTACATGAATCTAAATCTATTTTATAACAATCATGTAATCTCTTGATACTTTTATTAGTAACATCTGTCCCACTAAGATCAAATCTCTTAAAAAAATAGTTTTCTAACATCAAATTTAACATTTTATCAGATTTAATTCTAACCACAAAATGATTCCATTTATTTTTCCTCACATTGTCCCTAATAGATTTAGACACTAAAGTCATCTTAACCAAATCATAAACATTAAGGTACAAACATATGTTGTATAAAATATCTTGATACGTTAATATATCCATTTTGCTATTAATAATATGGTATAACCTACTCACATATAGCTATTTAATCATCAATTTTTCATAAAAACTTGCTTCTCATATCTTGCTCATCCACAATATGATATCCCTTCGTACTCCCATAACTTGTTGCATCATATATATGTCCCATCATACTCACACTACTCATCTTATCATATTTCGAAAATGGTACCAAGTTTTTCACATCACGAATGAATGCAATATTGGTATACACTAATAAATCACCATTAATCATAATACATGCATATTTCATCAAAAAATAATCTAAAAACTCATCCGTTATAATCTCCGATACTAGACTACTATAGTCACATTCATTATTCACTTTATATTGCCTTTTAAATGTTATTAACTTATTACAAGCCAATGAATGTTGGTTAATATGTTTTAATTCAGTATTGATCACATCAGATATACCAATTTTATAATAATCAAATACATTAGAAATTAACATACATACCCTATTAATATTCTTCTTTTTATCCTCTAATATAGGTTTTAATAGTTCGCTATTCACAATAACCTGTAATACACTTTCATTTTTTTTCAATTTACCCAATACATCATTACATAAGTTTACATATAACATACAATATTCCCTAGATGTAATCCTGTAATATTCACCAATCGCACTATTCAAAATGTCTATACTCATATCTAAATATTCTGGATTACCAATTGTATTAAACATAAAATAATTGTTCCTACATTCTGGCCTTTCAATACCAACATCAGTTCCAAAAAAGAATTCACCCTTATATAAACTCAATAAATATTTCATCGGAAAATAACACATTGTATCGTTAAAATCACAATATATCCCCCCTACAACATTCAACATCATAACTCTAAACCCATCCGTTTTAAATAAACAACTAACTTTAAATTTTTTATCCAATAATTCATCCCAAACAATATTAAATCTACTATCTAATCTATCAGAATTATTTTCATAAAACTTGCTAATAACAACTTTAATATCATCGATATATTTTACATTAATTGTTCCGTCAATAAAATATTTTTTGTTTTCATCATTCAATTTACTAATAAAATCATCCAATTCAACATTATTTTTTAGATCAGTCCATAGATTCACCTTAAAATCTGGATTCAATATTATCCACGATTTTGCTCGATACATTATTTTATCTGGTAAATAAAAATCTTTGTTCCTAAACCATACCCAATTAATTTGTTTATCATCAGTTGATAATTCAAAATTATTCATTTCATCTAATGTAACCAATTTATTTGCATTTTTAACAACAATATTATAAAAATTAAAGGTTCTCCATAAATATTCATCATAATCGTTATTACAATTCATAACATCTATTATTATTATGTAGTTTTTCATACCATATGAACCATAATATATTTTTTTATTTGTTGATGTAGAAAAATCATGTCTAATATACACTGGATATGAA